ACAGAAAACAATTATCGCCTTTACTTCTTTAGACGTAATGAGTATAGGAGTTTCTACAACATCGACGGCGAGTTAGACGAAGTTGTAATTATCTATAGCTACAAGATACGTCAAGGTTTTGGCTTCCAACAAGACATTGTATCTTCTGATGTGACAGGTCCTGCTTCCATGGGACAAGGCGGAGTCAAACGTTATATTCGTCTTTCAATTAAACGTAAGACAATAGAAGAGACACACTCGGAGGCAGAACTTTCATTCGATACTAACTATCAAATGAACTCTGGGCGTACCACCACACTTAAAAATACGCTTGGCTTTATTCCTTGTGTTGAAATCTTTAACAATACCAAAGGTTTCTCAATGGAAGGTGTTGGTGAATTTGACGCCTTAGCCAACCATATATGCACGCATGATGACTTGGTACGTACCATGCGGAAGAATGTTACCTTCTTTGGTAGCCCAACCCTACTTTCTTCTCGTCCTAAAACGGATCTAATGGAATCCAGTAGCGACACTGCTACTGTGCAGCGTCCTTCTATTGCAGCAAACTCAGGCTTTGGTGGTGCAGGACCCTTAAGTAGATCTCAGTTTAAATCTGATCCTATCTATCGCGGTATCGATGGTCAGCTTCGCGTACCACGCATCATTGCAAACCTCGAACCTAACGATCGTGTTGGTTACATTGTTCCAGATGCAATTACAGGAGATCAAAATTCTTTTGCACGTCAATACCGAGAAGAGATACGTACATCCCTTGGTGGTGTAGACGAACTATCTATCTCTGCAGGTGTGACTGCAACAGAATACAAATCGTTATTTGGTAGAGTATCTGCCACTGCAAAGAAGAAGGCAACTGCTATTTACACATATGGGATATGTCGTTGTCTAGAACTTATCTTATTCCAAGAAGAAACTTTATTCCGTAACACATTAGCAGCGGCTGCAGGAATCGAAAGACCCTTGGAACTTCCCGAGCAAGCTACTGATGAAGACACAGCAGCATATAACGAAGCTATGGGTATGTTTGAGGATCAAGTCAAAAAGATAATGATGGCTTGTCTTAAGACTCAACAAATACCACCTGGTGTATTAGGACTAATTCCAGATGGAGATGTGACGCTCCAATGGCGTTGGATGGGTCCTGTTTATGAAGACTCAACACAAGATATTCTTAACAACTCGATTGTTGTTAGGAACCTACAGGAATTAGGTGTTGATAGCATTGAAGCACTGAAATACCTCTTCCCCTCAAAAACGGAAGAGGAGCGGGCCGAGATGTTATCTGGGTTCCCGTTCAGGATGGTGAATGAATTACAGAGTGCCTACTCTCAATTCTCTCGCCTGGTGGGGGGTATGATGCAGACTCCTCACCCGCAATCACCGGACTTACCGATGGCTGCGGATCCAAGATTGGATCTAACTCCATATCTGTATCGTACATTAGAAGCATTACAAAAGGAGATGAGTTATGCAGGACGCTACCGTCCAATCGATCCCACAGATGAGCCAAGTACCAGCAGCCGTCGCTCCGAGCAACTACGTGGTGGCAGCACCACAAGCAGCTCCGGTCAGCTACCAGGCAGCACCTCAGGCTTATCAAGTGGGTACGAGTTACCCCCAAGCGGTACCTCAGGCGAACCCCAGTTACCAATCAAGCCCTACTCAATACGCCCCCCAATCCCAACCGGCGGCACCTCAGGGCAATCCATGGGAGTCGGCGTTCAACAAGGTAGTGGGGCTACTGAGCGCACCAGTCCAATCCCCGTTCCAGGGTCAACCCTCTCAAGCGGCACCTCAGTATACCCCGGCCAATTACGGAATTCCGTACAGCCAAGCTACGCAACAATCGGCTCCGCAGACTTGGCAAGCCAACCAGGCTTACTCGCCCAGTTATTCCCAAACCTACTTGACGGGATCCTCGGCGGTTCAGGCGCACCAGGAAGTAAATACGGCGATAGCAGATTACTACAATCTGAGCAACGAGACTCGTCAGGTTCTGGACGTGTTCGGGATGGAAGCGCCAGCAGTCCTGAACAACTACGCGCTAAACCTGGAAGCAATGGTGGACAGCGCCGTCGCATGGGGAAACCGCGCAGCTAACTGCGTTACCGGTTACGCCAACTTTGCCGTTAATGAGCACCAGGAAAACCTCGCTTATAACGAGATTCTGACTAACCCTGATGTACTCAGCGACTACACACTTAAGTTCTTCGGTCCTGAAGGTCCTTATCCTGTGTACGAAAATGAAGAGCAACTAGCTACTCGTGGTTATCCCACTCAGCCTGCTGGTTATGCACAAGTAGGTCAGTTCCCTGCACCTCCTGCTGCTGCTGCTCCTCAAGCCCCTGGTAATTTCTGGGGTGAATTTAACGACACAATGACACGTGATCCACAAAATGCTTGGCGCATTTTGAATCAAGCACAACCTCAAACTGTTGCAAACAAACTGTTTGTAATGGAGTAATACATCAGCTTGTAATGAATAAATTACAAGCTGTTAAAATCATGTTAGATAAGACATATAATGTCTGAATCTTTCACCCTGTAAAAACATTCCCCGAGAACTGGAGGATAAAACAAAGTGTTCATTGATAACGATTTTCCGAAGATTCTAGGTGCGGAACTTTACCGTCCCCACCCTGCTTATATTGCGGAAATGGCTGTTGAGCCCGTGGTCGTCCACGACTTCACACGTCAACCTGGTCAAACTGTACAACTCGACCGCTATAAGTTCTGGGGAACCCCTGGTACTAAGGATAGCCGCGAGCGTATTGCCGACCAAACCATTGGTACCGCTAACAGCCGTAACATCACCAAGGAGAAAGTCCTTGTGGTGCTTAAGGAGTACACCGGTCCTGCGGACCCTGGTGATCCTACCCAACCTTCAACCTTTAAGATTGCTCGTGAAACTCTAGTTACCGCTCAGCGCATGTTGCTGGATACCGGTAACTTGAATATGTTCCACCAATCTATCGGTAGCCTCACACTGCTAGATGACTATCGTCGTTGGCGCGATCGCGTCTTCCTTGACGAACTAGCTAAAACTGAAGCTAATGGTAAAGCTTCTGGAACCCAAGGTGGTTACTACTTCGCTGGTAACAAAACCAAAGATTCCTCTGGTCGTATTTCTTATGAGACAGCTGAATACACAGCTGATCTTCAACAGTTCCATGTGTCTACTGACCTGTTGACCGTAGTTAAAGATTTACGTAAGCGTAACGTACCAAGTTTTGCTGATGGTTTGTATCGTTGCATTTGCGACCCTACATTCATGATGCACTTGCGTCGTGACCCTGACTTCCGTGAGATCGCACGTTATGCCGGTAACCCCGGTCAAGGCATGTACATGGCTAACCCCATGATGCCTAACAACGCCAGCTTCTTCATGGGTCCTCAAGCTGGTCAAGCTTACTTCTTGGCTGGTGAACCTGTAATGCCTACTGGCGTTCAGTTTGAAGGTGTGAAGTTCTATGAGTCAACTAACTTCCCAACCAAGAACGTTACCACAGCCTTTAACGGTGTATCTGGTAACTACGCTTCTCAAGAAGTTGCACAAGGTTACTTCTTTGGTCCTCAAGCAATTGGTGTTGGTATTGGCGGTCCTAACGCTCAAGTACTCATCAACAACAACGATGACTTCAGTCGTTTCATCATCTTGATTTGGCAACTGTATGCTGGTTTTGAAGCCTTGAACAAGGACTTCGTTACTACCGCATTCAGCTACGTCTCCGATGACGGCACTGTTTAAACATAATCACTGTAATAATCTCCAAGGAAAAAATAAATGACTTATTTGTCCGCTAAGAAAATCTACCCAGGCAACTGGGCGGAACCCCTGAACGGTTGGTACAAAAACATTGATACCAACGACAACGGCTCTAATGACGCAACTAAAGGTGGCCCTACTTCCGTATTGGCTCTCCCCGGTTATCGTTATTTTCAACAACGTGGTTATGTCGCTGTAACCGCAACATCTGGTGCTGGTGCAGTAGCTGCTGCTGATGTGATCGTTCCTTCTCCTTATCAGAATGACGACACACGTACCAACATCACTGGTATGGTGATCTCTGGTTCATCTACCCTACCTGCTTACGTATATCGCACTGCGGTTTCTGTAGCTTCTGGTTGGGGTGATGGTCGCGTTGCTTCTGGCATCTATGCCGCAACAGGTAACGTACTATCATTTGGTCGCAGTAACGCTGGTAGCCCAGTAGCTGCTTCTGGTGTTGGCGAAGGTGTTATCCAAGCTAACCTCACCTCTACTACCTCTGGCACACAAGCTGGTGAAATTTTCTTCACTGCAGGTGTTCAAGGTTTTGGTACCAACCCATTCCTTATTGCTACTGGTACAGCAGGTGTAACAGCAGGTAATGTTAATTACGCTGCCACTGCATCCACCACCATGAAGGTGTTTGCAAAACAGACAGCTGACAGCACAGTTACTTCTGGTGGTTTCTACATCTCCAGTGGTGATTCACTTGCTGGTCGCACAGGTTACTTTGTAGTTGAAATATGCTACATCCAACCTGATGAAGCTCCTGGCTACGAAGATATCGATAGCTACTTAATTGGTCGCACTGTTAGCTAATTAGGGTAAACTAGGACCAGAACACTCTTCTGGTCCTTATGCTCTATCAGCACAAAAAGACAGGCGCACGCCTCAAAGTTATAAGCGAGTGGGATAACGGCGATTGGTTTATGGTCGAAGACCAAGACGGACGTTTATTTACAGCTTATAAAACTGAAATCTCTCCTGATGAAGATGCCACTAAAAAGGTAAAAACTCTTCAGGTAAAAGATAAAGCAGCAAAAGAAGAGCCACGTACTTTCCCTCCTGATCATCGCTTGAATGTAAATTCGGCAACTGCTCAGATGCTCGCAGATCATATCAAGGGCATTGGTCTTAAGACCGCTCGTGAGATCAAAGATCTTCAAATGTCCTTATCAGGTGAAAGATTCAACAATCTCGAACAACTGAGACAGATTAAACGAATTGATTGGGAAAACGTCTTTGCTGCTGATTTAATACGTGTCTAATACTCATCTCCTATTTACCCCTGGGAAACTGGGGGTTTTTGCTTTTAGAATAAAAGAAAAATAAAATACAAATGGCAGGTTTAATACCGATAGGAAAAATTGCTAGTCCCGGAGAAGATGTCTTTGCGACTACTGGACCACATCTTGATGTACGTGTAATTCCACAATTTGGAAAAGATAAAGGTAAAAAAATTAACCCAGAGACAATAAGATCTTTACTTCAAAATATACAAGCTGCAGG